ATACAAAGTTTTGACGACTGATGAGTATACACGATATGTTGGTAAGTAGCTGCACACAGACAGCGGTGTACTGGGGCAATCCGGTAAATGATGGTTATGGTGGGCATACCTTCGATGACCCCGTGGAAATTCTATGCCGGTGGGAAGACAAGACCGGTACCTTTATGAGTAACAAAGGGGAACAGCTATATTCCAAAGCAGAAGTGTATACTCTGCAGGACGTAGATGAAAATGGATGGTTGTTCCTGGGTGGATTAATTGATCTGGATTATACAAGTGATCCAAAGGCACAGGACAATGCCTATGAGATAAAGAGATTTGACAAATCTCCGGCATTGGGATCCACAACAGTATTTGTACGAAAAGCATATTTGTAATGGCACTGCAGAAAAGATTTACAGGAAAAGGTTCTTATTATTCCATGGCTGGTCGGGGTGGTACCACGGCTGCCAGTAGGAAGTTTGCCGGTATGGATAGGGTTATATCTAATTTACAAAAGGAACTTAATGGGATAAGAATTGGTTCTGCCCACGGATTAGTGGAAGCCGTGGAATTTATACACGCTGAAACCGAGAGAACACCACCGCTGACCCCTGTAGATACTGGAAATCTCCGGAGCAGTTGGTCCACCATGTTCTTCCGCAAAGCAGGGCAGAGTGTAATTATATTTGGGTACTCCGCGAATTATGCCCTGTATGTTCATGAAATGATTGGGCCAATTAACTGGTCCCGACCTAACTCAGGTGCGAAATGGTTTCAATACGCAATAAACCGTAACGTTAGTCGGATACTTTATTTTATTCAAATCAATGCGAAAATAGGAAGATGAATGCACCATCAGTAGATATAAAAGATATGTTGGAGGATAGTTCCTCGGGAATAGATTTAACATTTGCTATTAACTTATTCATTGGACAAGAACCCAACACACCTGATGATACGGTAACAATATTTGATACTGTGGGGTTCCCGGATCAATTAACTATGGACAGAACTGAAAAATATGAATACCCAGCTATCCAGATAAGGGTTCGCAGTAATAATTACATAACTGGATGGAATCTTATAAATGAAATAAGGAACTCACTTCATGGTCGTGGGCAAGAGACTTGGAATGGGGCTTTATATACTGTTATTACCACGATGGGAGGGCCAGCCCTTCTGGATTGGGACGATAATAGCAGAGCACGTTTTATTATTAATTTTAATTTACAAAGGAGGTAAAAATGGCAAGTGCAGCTGTATCCGGTGTTGGTACACAGTTTAGGCGATGGGAAGGCTCTACATGGGTTCCAATTGCTGAAATAAACTCTATTACCGGCCCCGGTATGACCCGTGATACTATCGATGTTACTTCATTGGATTCACTTGGAGGATATCGAGAGTTTATTGCAGGGTTTCGAAATGCGGGTACTGTTTCCCTCTCTATGAATCTGACGCAGGCTTCGTTTGCAACGATGCTGACAGATTTTGAGGATCCAGCAACCCAGAACTACGAAATTCAGATCCATTCCCTGGGTATTTACCTGGAATTCGAAGGATTGGTGACTGAATTACCTATGACCATACCACCTGATGACAAAATCACAATGGATGTGACGATTCAGATAAGTGGTCCGGTTAGTCTAACTTCTGCTTCAGGAAGTGGATAAAAATTGAGCAATCCTAATCAGGGGTTGTTTATTTTTCATTTTTATTATTAATCATTATAAAAATTTTTAATCATGAAATTTTTAAATCGTACGGCTCTTCTTGAAAAGGAAGATCTTGAAATTGTTGAAGTTGATCTTGGAAAAGGTGAATGTGTTTTTATTCGTCAGATGACTGGGTTTGAACGAGATTTATTTGAACGCAGCATTATTGAAATGAAGGATGATGGCAAAGTGGAACGTAAAACTGATGCTTTTCGGGCAAAATTGGCCGTTTGTACTGTTTGTGATGATAAGGGCAAACTTCTATTCAAACCGGCAGACATAACGGTATTAAATCGCTCAATGAGTGCTGCCAGACTTGAAAAAATAGTAGAAGTAGCACAGCGTTTAAATAAGATTACGGATGATGATAAGGAGGAGCTTGCAAAAAACTTAGAAGGCGGCCAAGCCGCCAGTTCTACTTCAGGCTCTGCAAAGAGTTAGGATATCCTCATCCGGATTATTTGCTCAAGGATTTGACCTCTTCTCAAGTCACGGAATGGCTGGCGTATGATGAATTGGATCCTGTGGGTAAGTGGAGAGATGAACTTATGATAGCATCGTTGGAATCTTTGATTGTGAACATTGTAAGACAACTATATCCACCGAAAGGAAGGAAGCCAGAGTTCACCAGTCCGAATGAGTTTATGATCAAATGGGGAGAAATTGCAGATCAGAAACCGGAACCGAAGGTCCAATCCCCAGAAGAGATGGCACAGGCATTACGTGGTTTAGCAGCAGTTATGGGAACTAGAGATAAAATAGAAAAGAAATGACAGCGAATTCAGCTTTCCTGGGAACATTATACGCCCAACTCGCGGTGAATACCACTGCATTGGATCATGCCACTGTAAAGATGCAGCGATTTGCGGCTAGTTCGGAGGTGGCAATGTTGCGTGTGCAAAAGAGTTGGATGTCTGCCGGTGCGTCTATGAAAACGTTTGGGCGTAGTATGTCTCAATTCGTTACCGTACCTATGGCATTGGCTGGTGGTGCGTCACTGAAAATGTATGCTGACTTTGAATTCAGTATGAACAAAGTTGTAAGTCTTGTTGGTGTCGCTCGTGAACAGGTAGATGAGTGGTCAAAGTCAATATTGAACCTTGCACCCAGCCTGGGAAAATCTCCTAGAGAATTGGCTGACGCTATGTATTTTATCACTTCCGCTGGTATTCGTGGAACAGAGGCTATGGATATACTGGAAGAGTCTGCTAAATCATCTGCATCTGGATTAGGTGAAACCAAAGTCATTGCAGACCTACTGACTTCAGCAATGAATGCATACGGAAAGGAAACCCTGAGTGCTTCTAGGGCAAATGATATCTTGGTGGCTACTGTGCGAGAAGGTAAAGCCGAAGCCGATCTCTTGGCACAATCAATGGGTCTTGTGCTCCCTATTGCATCTGCCATGGGGGCAACCTTTGATCAGGTAGGTGCGGCTACTGCAGCCATGACCAGAACTGGTACTAAGTCAGCAACTGCTGCTATTCAGTTGAGGCAGATGTTTAATTCCATCCTGAAACCTGCAAAAGAAGCCGAGCAGGCTCTTATTGACATGGGTATTTCCAGTGATCAGTTGCGTAAAATAATACGTGAAGAAGGTATGCTGGCAGCTTTACAGAAATTGGACGCAGTCACAAAAGAATACGGTATAAACGCAGTTGGTAAAGTCATTCCAAATATTCGATCTCTGACGGGTTTTTTGGATATAATGGGAAAGAACGTTGAGGCCAACGTAAAAATATTTGAGGAAATTAAGAACTCAATGGGGGATGCCGAAAGAACGTTTCAGGCGACGGCAGACACCGTTAAATTTAGAATGGCTGTGGCTTTTTCCAGAGTAACCACTTCTGCTACTCGATTTGGTGAAACTATGGCAAAAGTGCTGGTTCCATTAATGGAAAGAGTAGCCGTATTCATTGAAAAGGTAGTTAAACGATTCGATGCACTTTCCGATTCACAAAAAATATTAATTGGTCGCATTGGTTTAGTAGTGGCTGCTCTTGGTCCATTCCTAACCATACTTGGATTTCTTGTGGGCAATGTGGTGCCGGGTTTAATTATGGTGATGAGAGCAGCCACAGCAACAATTACGTTTATGGGGCTTGCTATTAAGAATAACCCAATTGGTGCACTTATAACTGTGGTGACTACGCTGGTTAGTTTGTATTATGTGTGGAAAAGTAGGGCAAATCAGGCAGCTGACGCACAGATGACATTGAATAAGGCCACAAAAATGGCTGAAGAAAGTATATCATCAGAAACTACGGCAATAAATCAGTTGTTCAGGATTGCACAAGATTTGAACAGAAGTGAAGAAGAACGGTTAGCCGCCATATCAGCAATAAATCAGGAGAGTCCAGAATATCTGGGAAACATCAATAAAGAGAATATTCTGCAAGCCAGTGCAACCAAGGCAAAAGAGAAATATATTGCAGAATTGCTTAGAGAGGCAAAGGTTAAAGCTGTAATGGCAGAATTGAATCGCCTTGAGCAAGAGTATTTGGAACAAGTAGTAAGAAAAGGGGCTGCAGTTCTAACTTTTTGGCAGAAGCTGGCCAAATTTGCCTCCGCTGGTGCTATGTCCATAGAAGAAAGCCGAAGTTTGGTTTCAGAATTTGAAAAAATAAATTTGGGAAATACCGAAGCACAATTTAAGGCTGCCAGAGAGGAGTTGGAGAAATTATTAGATACAATACTAAAAACAGAGGATATTGCGACATTAGTACCTGATGATGATGGTGATGGCTATGCTGGAGGCATTCTTTCCGCTGCTGAAGTTCTAAAGCAGTACACAGATGAATTGAAATTTGCTAAAGACATGCAAATCGCTTTTGGTAATAGCTTTGATTATGTAGAATATATGTTATCTGCAAGCCAGCAAGCAGTGGAGGGATATCTACGTGCTGGAATAGATCCCTTAGATCAGAGTATCGTTACTTTAGTGGCTGATATACGTAAATTGGAGGTGTTGAAGGAAGCAATGGAAAACACAAAAGATTTGGCAGATGCTATGTCTGATTTGCAACATGAATTAGCCGTAACCAGTATGTTAGCAGCGACATTCCCAGAGTTTTTACCCGGAACCAAGGAGTTTTCACAATTCAGTGATTGGTTAGACGAGCCACAAAAGAAACTCGGACTATATAAGCAGACGCTGGAAACATTGACAGCCAAAAAAGCGAAAATTATAATAGAGGTTGAAGAAGCAACAGGTCTTCCGTTTGATGAGGGATTTCAACCTGGTGTACATTATGGTGATGCTAATTTAGATTATTTGCTACAACAATTTGCTCAAGTGGAATCGCAAACTAAAGCCGTAACAGACGCGGTAAAACAGTATCAAGTAGAGGTTGATACCATAACATATGATGAGTTAAAACGTGGTTTAGAGGAGCAAATAAAACTTATAAAAGACAAAGCCGTTGCAGAGGGTGATGCATATGGTGTTTCTGCTAAAATAGCGAGTGCATGGTCAGCCGCTTGGCTAGAAGCAATGCAAGCTGTAATGGATCCAACTCAATACGAGAAATTTGCCAAAGAGGCAACAGCTGCACTACAAACTTTAACATATACGGGAATCAGTGAAGCCGTTCAAATGGATTTGGATGCAGCCTTGGCCAGATTTGAAGCAACGGGAAATGCCATTCGGTATGCTAAAGATCAATTAAATATTTGGGCAAATGTGGTTGAACTGCTTCCGGAGTTAAAATCAAAACTGGACCCGAAGGATTATGAAGAATTATTTGCAAGGGCTACTAAAGCCGCAAAGAAGGCACAGGAGGATATTGATGATATAAAAATTGGAGAAAACCTTTTAGAAAGTTTGGAATTTGCAGCAAGGCAGGTACAGGCTTTATTTAGTTCCATGGGATCACTATACGATGCATTGATGCAGAAAGAGATAGCTGCAGCAGAGGAAGCAGCCAAGGGAAAACATAAAAGTGAGAAGTGGTTACTAAATGAACGTGAGAAAATTGAGAAAGAATACGCCAAGAAGAAAAAAAGAATGATGATTGGTGAAGCTATTGCAGGTACAGCTCTTGCCATTATAAATGCATTACAAACCAAACCATTCTGGGCAGCTTTAGTTTTAGCTGGTGTTGCCGCTGTTGCGGGAGGAATTCAAATCGCAGCAATCAGAGCAGCACCAATGGCTGAAGGTGGTATTGTTCCACCAGGTTATCCCAAGGATACTTATCCGGCATTGTTAACCTCTGGTGAGAAAGTAATACCGGCACGTGCCAGCAGACAGGAACAAATATCTGGGGAAGTCGTATTTCGTATTGAAGGGACTG